GAATCATGTCGCGAGCTGTATTGCCTGTGACATTGCGAGTTGTAAAGCCAGTAAGAGCGAGAGTAAAACTATCCCAAGGTAGCCCAGGACCATCTTCATCTTGTTTCTCCGGTATTTGTTTAAGCCCAAAAGTGATCATTGGGTCGAGCGCAAGTCGACAGCCTTCAAAGAATTCCTTATTGCCTTCTTGAGCAATAGCTAGGATAATAGCTTCTTTGTTTAAACGGCTTGGATGACTTTCCAAACTCCAAATGTGACTGGCACAAACGCTCATAGTGACTCCAATGATTAACTGTATAAGTGTATATTATACAGAGTAATTATCAGTATGTCAAGTGGTTGTTGGTCTTAAATGGCTTGCCGTCGGCGGCATTTTCCAAATTGCGCAAGATCAAATTTCTCATTCTGCGTATAATTGGATGATCATGATTCCAATCAAATGCTTTCAAATAATCAGTCCAAGTGGAATTTTTATGTCTACGGCATTGGTTTGAATCCAAGTATTGAGCTATAGTGGTAGGATCGTAGCCAAAACGATCTATTAGTTCACAAGCAGTATTGAAAGCATGGGCACCCATTTCGTCCCTGTCGCCGTAATATTCTTGTTTCTTACGATCTTTAGCATATTCTGCTGTGCTTTGATAGCCTGGAATATTTTTAAAGTTTCTAGCACGGAACTGTCTCATATGTACTATTTCGTGAAGTACAACATCTGCGAAACGTACAGCCATACGTTTGAAACGGTGTTGGGTTAGTTTTAATTTTTTATCGTCTGGATTATAATTAAAATTGACTTCTATAGCAGGTTTACCTTTGTGGTCCAAATTACTATAGTATACCCCACCCATAAAAACAAATCCTGGAGTAGTAGGTGCGTACAAACATTTTTTAATTTTTACGGGCAAATAAGCCTTAATATGTCTGATAATGCGTTTTTGAATCTGACTAGGAGACAGTTCCTTACCTACTAATTCGTCGTTCAACGAATAGAATAAGGAATACAGAGTACTTCTATCAAGTTTAGACCAATCAAATGGTAGTTGGGCCATAGTACACTCCTAGACATAGCTATTTATAGTATACTACGGCTTACCATTATATACGCACTTTATGGGCGTTTTGTAACAATTTCGTCAACCAAGCCAAAATCCAGTGCTTCTTGGGCACTCATAAAGTTATCACGTTCCATAGCATTATAAAACTCTTCAAAAGTCTTGCCCTTTGAATTATGATTGACATAAATCTGTGTCAAACTCTGCTTCATTTTTAGGATTTCTTTTACTTGGATTTCCATGTCTGTAGCTTGCCCGCCAGCACCGCCACTAGGCTGGTGAATCATGTGGCGAGCGTTTGGTAGAATCTTGCGTTTGCCAGGAGCGCCAGCAGTGGCGAGTAAACTACCCATTGAGCAAGCCTGTCCCATAACGATGGTTTGTACGTCCGGTTTGATGAACTGCATGGTATCGTAAATTGCCATACCAGCGGTAACAACACCGCCAGGGCTATTAATGAAAAAACTAATATCCTCATTACCTTGACTTTCTAAGAAAAGTAGCTGTGCTACGATTAAACTTGCTGAATGTTCATTTACATCTGTATCTAACATAACGATACGATCTTTAAGTAGTCGACTATAAATGTCATAACTACGTTCACCGCGAGCTTCTTGTTCAATCACCATTGGTACTAAATTTGGCATTTTATTCCTTAAAATTAAAGTTAATTACAATTCTCATATCTGCTAGTATTGGATGTCTACCAGCATGATAATAATTACCATCAAATACTAAAAATCTTCCTTTTTTTGGATTTACAGTTTTTATAATATTTCCGTCTAAGTCAAACAATACTGTATCTCCATCGCTGTCGTTTACATAATATATTGCCACCTTATGTGTTCCCACGGCATCATTATGCGGTGTATTGTAAAACTCTTCTTTGGAAAAGTTACATTGTGTTTGAAAATTTGCCTTAACTCTAAATAACGATTTAAAATTTATATCGGCTTTATCGCAAAAACTTTCAAACATACTAATTATTAGTTCGGACATTTCCCAAGTAGGGTTTCCTTCATGTAACAAAGTATGTGTGAACTGTAAGTATTCTCTAGTTAAACTATCAGGTTTAATATTTTGATCTAACACCGAATAATCAGTAGTTCCGTGATTTGTTCCTGAAGATAAAAACCATGGAAAATAAGGGCCGGTTAATTCTTTTTCAATTAACCTTTGTGTTTCCAATGGAACTAAATCGTCATAAATCTCTATCATCTTTTTACAAATGGTTCCAAGTTAGGAGGAATCCAACCAATTGGTTTTAATACTTTACCATCTTCACGCTTACGAACCTTGCCAGTTTCTTTATCAATCTTAGCAAAGTTAGTTGACATAACTTCTCGCCATGCTCCTTCACCGTCGGCACCTAACGAATGTACCGCTCCAATAGTAACAACTAAAATATCAATAAGAGCGTCTAATGTTTCCACATGATCACTATTATTGATAGCAACATTAAGCTCTTTAAATTCTTCATCAATCAATGAAACATAAAGTTTAAATTGATCTTGATTAAAACCTTCGACTGGTTGGTCGCAAGCCTTCATAAATTTTTCTTGATCTCTAAATGGATTCATTTTGACAACCTTATATTAAGCCATACTAAAAATGCGTTGATTGCTGTAAAGGCATAATCGCCCTGAACAAAACAATCAATTGTGGCCAGAGCACACCACCCGGCAATAAACATACTAATACTCTGCTGATTTCTGGTATACCATTCAAGCATTTTCTTCTTCCTCTATACCTTCATATTGGGCAAGTTGTTTTTGAAAAGTCTTTAACTGCTCAATCAAATTAGTAATACCGCCGTGGTTCATAGTAATAGCACTATAACCCATTTTAAACTCTAACCGATTTTCGCTAGTCATTCCTAGTGTGTAATAAGTCACGGCAGGCTTCTTTGGTTCGGGAATATAACCACCACCGTCTCCGCCGCCGTGTTCAGGCTCTTTAGGAAACGGTACTACGTTACTAGGTTTCTTTTTAAACATATCAAACATGTGTGTTTCTCTCATATTAAGCCAGCGAGCCAGCGGATTACATACTAATGGTAAAGCTACCATAACAAGCCATACCAACTCTACAAGCATAGTATAGTCTCTATAAGGACTAAGAGCAACCAGTACGGTTAAGCTGAGGTATATAAAACCGCTCCAGAAGAGCCAGTGTCCTCCGGAGCGAGCAAACAGTTTCATATTACTGTAAAGCAATTGGGCTTACAATAATACGAGGTTCAACGTAAATTGGTTTTGGCTTGTTGTCTTTGTGATCTACGCACAACACCCACGTACCTTCAGCTGAAGCCGGGCTATACAATCCGTTTGGATCAGCTTGCGGCAATGTCACATAACCATGAGTACCATCACCACCAACTCGCATTGGGTTGGTATACTGTGTAGCATAAGGCAAACCGTAGCCAACTGAGTCACACAACTTGGTCAATTGGTTATTCATGCCAACCAAATAGGTTGTAGTAGGTACACTACGATCACGCAATTCGAGAATATCTTTGAACATACGCTTTTCAGCAAAGTTAGTGATTGCTGGCATACCGACCGACTGTACTGCCTGTAGGCTCAGTTCTTCCTGCTTACGGCGCTCGATCTGAGTTGAGCTTTCTGTTTGTGGGCCACATGCTGTAAGAGCGGCCACAAAGGGCAATACCAAAAGAAACTTGTTCATTTTATTTTCCTGCTTTCAAATCGTTATAAAAATTGCGAAGGTTGGGAGGCATTTTATCCTCAGGGTATACACTAAAACGGTGTAACACTATAGCACGGAGAGCATCTTTATGATCCTTGTCCGCATTGATATAATCCATTTGGAGATTTTCCAAATCACGGATCATGCCGTCATTGTACTGCTCGCTTTGTTTGAACACTTCATTGTCTACAGCACGATACTTGGGAGCAAAGTATTGATAAGCAAAAAAGCTACCAAACATACATACTACAACAAAGGCGATCCAACCTACTACGATTGCTGAGATTTCTTTAAACATATTAATTGTCCAATTCCTTAAATGCCTGTTCTTGGCGACCAGCCGCGAACTGACGTTGTTTTGCTTCTTCTTTTGCCTTACGCAAAATGTTGGCATCACCTGTAGGCAATGCTACCAAGACGTATACACGATAGCGAGTGCCTTCGGATACACGTTTGACCTCTTTGACCTCTACGCCTGTAAGGTCAACTTCTTTACAGCTAGTACGCATAGCCATTTCTGTAAATTCAGTACTGGCTTTGTCACTGTCTGTTTTGTAAATCTTTGTACGTTGACTTGCTGTACCGCCAGCCGCCATACAAATCTTACCATACGCATCAGCTTTGGCTTTGATATCAGCCATGCTGAAGTCTGCGCTAACAGCAGTACCGGCTTCGTAGACAGCACTATTGCTCAATGGAGGTTCGAACATCCATTTAGGTGCTTGATCAATACTGCGCTCAACATAACGTTCTTGACGTTGACGTTCATTGTCCGCACGTTTTTGATACGGATCAGTTGTACCACAAGCCGCTAGGATAGCAACTACAGGAACTAGCAATAAAAACTTTTTCATTTTGAACCACCCATCTTTTCTTTTGTCCATTCTGCGGACGATTGGATATCCTTACCTACACCTGCTACTGTTGAGCAAGCGGTAAGGGCTGTTACTAAAATTAATGCTACTACCGTTTTCATTTTGCCAACTCCTGACTCTGTGTTTTAACTGTGTCTACGCCTTTGTCCATAATACGAGCAATGCCGGAAAATCCAACAGTGGCTAGTACCAGTCCAAAAACTGTGCCTGCTATAAATGCCTTCATTGTGTGCCTCTCTGTGTGTTAAAATTTAATTATACTGCCTAACTTACCACTTGTCAACCACTACCCAGTTCGTTTCACTGTCATCTGCCTGGCACATGACTCCGTGATACACTTCAGGTTCTTTGTTTCGGATGCCATGCTCAATAAACATTCGACAGCGGCTGTTCTTGTATTTGAAATACATATTGATTTTTGGATTTTGGGCAAGTTCATTTTCGAGTACAATGTCACCAATTTGAGTTTTTGGTTGTACTTGATTGCCTTCTTTACAAATTGTAGCAGTTTGGCTATCCACTTTGCCATCGTTTTCGACAACAACAGTAGTGACCTTACAGTTACTTGCATAGGCATTTGCCGATACCAGCAATAATAGTACTAAGAGTTTTTTCATGATTTGTCGCACCTATAAGCATACCACCAAATTGTGGCTTTCAAACGTCCATTATAATCTCTATCAGCCGGTGACAGCGTATCTGGGTCTGAATTGAAATGTTTAGCTTCTTGTAGCCGTTTTAGGATTGATAATTGATTGTCTGCTTGATTACAATCATTTGGAAAATCATACAGCTCTTGGTACGACAGTTCTTTATAGTAGCTATAATCATAGGCCGTGGCTTTACTATTTCCGGAGAAATTTGAAATTAACCAAAACGCTATGAATACAGCAATAATAGTCCGTATCATGTTATACTTTCTATCTTGTTACGATATAAGTATTATACGATCTTTAGCGGTACTTGTCATCCAGTTCGACGCTCGAAAGTCCAGCAATAGTTTGGAACTTTTCAAAAGCCTTTTTAGCGGCCGGATTCTTTTCCAATTCGCTATTTGGCAGTACTGCTTCTAACCAAATTTCTGGACGGCGTGTTGGGTGTGCGCCAAACTTACGAGGCTGGTGTAGCTTACCAGATTCCCAAAGTTCAATACTGACACTACGGAACAAGTCCTCGTCATGGTATCCAGCCCATTCTGGAGCACTCCAAATACTGCCCGCACTACGGCCACCACCATATCCTTGCCAAATGCTAGACCATTGTTCGTCATCGTGCGGATCGAAATCTGTACGAGTGATTACTACTAGTACATCGTCGATGTCTACTACACCATCGACGATGTCTCTTACGCAACGGCTATAACTAAGTCCGATTTTCATGATACATCAAGATCCTGTTGAAGTTCTAGTTCTGTTACTCGAGCCTGTAGTTTTACTACTTCTGCTTCTAGTGTGTCAATATGACTGGCTATTTGTTCAAATAGTGCGCCAATATTTCCAGCAGTTAGTCTTAGCATATCGCTAGGTTTTGGTGTTGCTTCTTCAGTCATTTAAATCTCCAATAAAATGTTAGGGTTCCAACCCGTGTCTTCGTTATAACCATCGTTTTCATAACCACGTGGGTTACATACAATCCTGGTCTCACCAATCTTATAATCAAATGGATGGTGAGTATGTCCATGTGTCCATAGCACAACCTGTGGGTGATCCAAAATGAACTCACTCAAGTCACTGTGATATCCACCGTTCATCAGCTGATCATCACCATACATTGGATGGCAACTTTGAAAGCTAGGACTGTGATGTCCAACTACAACACACTTCTTGTCCTTGTTCTCGCTGAGTACATGGCGAAAGTATTGTAGTGTCTTATCATGCCTGTGAGCAACGTCCAACGCACTCATAGGAGCATAGCTTCTATAATCGTTACGGATGATACGGAAGTCATTCATCATACCTTCGATGGCATGCATGGTCAGCGGGTCACGCTTGTTCATGTTAGTCCAAAGTGTTCCACCAACAAATACTACGTCATCGATGACTTTAGTGTCCTGTTCCAACATATAGATGTTAGGATACTTAGAACATTCCTCACGCATATAGTCGATGCCAGCATAGAACTTGCCATTGTAAAATTCGTGATTACCCATGATATAGATAACATGTGGAAACTGAAAACTACAACGCTTCAAAAAGTCACGGAACCGTTGAGCACGTTCTTGCCTACGACCCAAACCAGTACCATTAGCAATAGCCCGTTGATCACTTGTATTGCTCAACTCTGGATGGTCGTGGAGATCCTGTGCGATCATAATATCGCCGCCTAAGATCAACACATCATAGTTGTTGTCGTTCTGAATGTTGATGTCGCTAAACTCCAAATGGAGGTCACTGACTAGTTTGATTCTCATCTAATTCCTCTTCTGGCGTGTCATAGTCTTGACCGCCGTGTTCTTTACACGCTGTTTTAATCCGTCCACCACCGGTACTTGTACCTGGCTTGCCACAAGTTTCGCAAGTAACACCTGACATTGATTCTGCCATACTTACTAGTCCTCGAATGTAATCATCTCCACCTGAGTAATAAAAACGTAGTGTTCCAAACTTTTCCTTAACCTGATCCAATGTTACTTGCGGAATAGGTTCGGGAATAGTTATAGGGTACTGATCAATAAGTTGTTGTCTACGCTTTTCTTTGTACTCTTGATTAATCATATCCTTGTACTCTTTATCAAACAATGTAGAGTCACCATCCTTAAGCTGTTCGGCTATCCGGTTAAATTTGATAGATACTTCTCGCTGACGTTCCTTCCAATCAATGTGACTTTGAATATTACCCATAAGTTGATTTAAAATTTGAAACCAACCATCACCGCAATCAAACCCCCAACACATTGCTGTCTCGGTCATAGGCTTATCACGGTTCACCATCATCTTTGGATATACCTTACATAGGTATTCGTCTAGTTCTCTTTTCATTGCGCCGCCTTAACATAATTTAATCTGGTTTCATCATTTTGATGTTTCCAGTGTTTGCTGTTATCTTTTACCCTGGCCTTTACTACAACACAAGGTCCTCTTTTAAGTTCAATTTGGCTCATCCAAGATGCCATCTTATTGTTTATTATAGCACAGATGTTCCACCCTTCAAAGTTTTTTGACTTAATTACTTCAAGAATTTCACAATCCAAATCTGCTAGTCGATCACCGGGCTTGCCCAGGAAACCTTCGTCGACTGCTCTGGCGGCTTTTTTAACTTCATTGTGTACAGCATCTCTAGCCTGTACGCTAGGCAAACACGCCATCCAACCAAACTCGTTTTCCTTAACTACTTCACTACCTAGCAATGAATTTACTTTAGTGAGGAATTCATTTTCGCCGTCGATAGCCGCGAACAGCAGTCGTTTATAATACTTTCGAATTTCTTCAGCACGAGCAACATCTTCGGGCTCGATTTTAAGTGCTTTAGTATCAGGGACAATCATCTTGTCATCTAACGTATAAAGCATTAGAAATTTATTTGGTTGTTTAGTGTACATCAGAACACCGTCATCAGCATATACTGATTCTGGATCTTTAAGGTACGCACCGTTGATTCGTTGTGCCGCACAGGCCAATTCTAATACTTGCTGTGTAGGGAACTCTTTCATGTCGCTCACCGAATTAATTAATATACAAGTATTTTACATGAAAATATAACGCTTGTCAATCAAATCTAAATGTCTATATACTTTTTTGGCTATTCTTCTAGTGACTTCATTTAGTCCAAAATGACTTATGTACGCTCTGAGCATTGGGCTGGATAATTGTAAGCCTGTACGCATTTTACTCAAAACACTAATCTTTGACAATCTGCGTTTGGCTCTATCTGCGTCCATAGTACGTAGTAGCTCAATTGCTATACTTACACTATACGCATCTATTTCATCGTTGTCTGCCAAGTATTCATTATAAGGGCTAGTGGGTTTACATTCGTAGTCTCTGAAATTTCTACGCATACCCTGATATTGATGTCTGTACTCATGTACTACAGCATCGTAAATTTCTACAAGGAAACTGGTTATTTGGTGTTGCCCGAATTCTTCAGTACCAGTTAAATTATGATGTACGATAACTTCAATAGGAGTTTCACCCTGGCTATCGTTTTCGCTGTCGTAATATGCTACAACATAAAATTTATCTGGATCCCAATCTTTTTCTTTTCGGGTTCTGATGTCTAGGTCAAATTCATAACGCTTGAATGTTTTCCTAGTTAAGGTAATTAACTTTTTGAATGTGGTTAGTTCAGGACTTGATTCTCGAACACTTTTACAAACTTCGTTAACGCGGTCGAGAATGATGTTCATCTTTATAACCTATAAGTTACTCTACCCTTGCTGAGGTCATATGGACTGACTTCTAGCCTTACATTATCGCCTAGGATAATGCGAATCTTGTTTTGTTTTAATTTGCCACCCATGTAACATAATAGTGGGTTTGGCATATTTTCTACCTTTACCCTGAACATGTTACCTGGTAGTACTTCTTCAACTGTGCCTGTTAATTCTATAATATCGTCTTTAGCCATTGCTTACTTTTGTTATGCTCCAAGAGCCATCTCCATTATCTGTCCACTCAAGTGTATCTCCTTCTTTCCAACCCTGTAGGTCTAGTAATTCTTGCGGAAGTGGCAGTACTACATCTCCACTGCCGTCATCCGCTTCTTCAACTGTTACTGTCCAATGTGTCATGCTAGTATTTACACCTTTAATTAATCATCTTCCCAAGGAACAGGAAACCAGCCCAAGCGGTTAAAGTCCTTTTCAACTTCTTCAGTGATAACACCTTCGGACACATACTTAGTACGTTCAAAATACTCGGCATCTTCTTTGCCGTCAATACTCAAACCGCCTCTAATACCGGAACAGTACCAGTCCATGTAGTCTCCGCCCTTACCTTGCCAATCAGCAACTAAGCCGCCAGCACTTCGCCAACTACAATGCCACAAGTCTTTTTTGTCATCTTGTCGTAATGCTGGTACTAGTTCTCTAGGGCACCAACGCATATTACAAAATGCCGCATATACATTCTGAGCATAGTCATCGCGAGTACGTATCTTGTTTAAGATTTCGTCATCACGCCAAATTTCTTCTTCCAAATTTCTAGTCATGCCAATTACCTTGAAAGCAGTGGCGCATTTCGTGCCCAATACTGTGCATACTTGTTTGTTTACCTGTAATAATTACACAAGCATCTTGCCCATTTTCTTTAATCCAAAAACTACAAGCTAAAACAGCATAGCCAAAGTTCTTACCTGCGTACTTGGTTGAAGCCTTGTTACACTCTGCTTGAACATTATCAACTGCCCGCCAAGTAATGTTACTTTGGTTAGTAAAATTATGTGTGGTATCAAACTTAGTATATGGGTTATCTTCATAAGCAAATACGTTAGTGGTTACTAACATAAGTGCTATTGCTATTGCCTTGTTCATACTTGCCTTTCTGTGCCTGTGTTAAAAATGGTGTGGACGGGAAGATTCGAACTTCCAAAGCCGCTCTAAGAGCAAGGCCCAATCCCTCCGTTCAGCTGGGGGTCAGCTTACTTGGAGGAGGTTTACCAGTTACACTCACGTCCACGTAACTATTATAACGCATTTTGTAAATACTGTCAATGAATTTCTCTCTTATACCATTCGAAAAAATACAACGGTTTGGACAGCAAACTATGTTGGATCGTCCATTATTTAACATTAGTTGGATATTGGGCAGGTTTTGTAACTATAAATGTTCTTACTGTTGGCCCTATGCTCGTAGTGATCAACCGGATCACCAAACTTTAGAAGTATATAAGTCTACAGTCGATGAGATAAAACGTCAAGCTCGTTTGAACGGATTTACTCAATTTCACTGGAGCTTCAGCGGAGGTGAGCCAACCGCTTATAAAGATCTTCTCAATTTAATCAAGCACCTAGACGAAACTGAAAGTCCTTACCAAAGTATACATATGACTACCAATTTGTCGCCTGGTTCAAAATGGTGGAACAATTGGTGTAATATTACTGACTGTTTACAGCGTAGAAGTATAACAGCCAGCTTTCATGAAGAGTTTGCTAGGGAACAAGAGTTCGGCGACAAGTGTTTACAGTTGATGTATGAACGTGTTCATGTAACAGTTAATCAAGTTATGGTGCCCGACAAGTTCTATGCCACGTTAGAACGCTGTGAACGCTTACGTGCTCGTGGAATCAACGTAACACTCAAACCTCAAAGCAACGACACAGCCACAGCCATAGTGGATGGTTACACATCTGAGATGATTGATATTATGCAGAATGATTTTGAACAGCAAGAAGGCTATCAAATACGTCTAACAGACGGCGAACAAGATTATTATATTGACCAAGCAGAAAGATTCAATGCGCTAGGCTTTAACAGTTTTACCAATTGGACTTGTAATAGTGGGTATCAAAGTGTTATAATAAGAGGTAATGAGGTCAAGCGGGCTTATAGCTGTAAAGAAGATTCTCTGGGTACGATAGAAAAATTTACTTTGTTTTCCGCCCCTCGGCTTTGCGTAACTGAAAGGTGTGTTAGTTCAGCGGATAGTAAGGTACCAAAAGTAAAATGAAAAAAATAGTAACATTCGGATGTTCAGTAACATACGGGCACGGTTTACCAGACTGCCATATAGCTCCTGATATGCCAGGCAAATCTCCTAGTAAGTTAGCATGGCCATCGTTAGTAGCTAATCAGGCTAATGTTCAGTTATCTAATCAAGGCAAGTGTGGCGCTAGTAATTTAGAAATATTATATAATATTTTAAAATATAAATTTTCTAAAGGGGATGTTGCTATAGTAATGTGGTCGCTTGTTGGAAGAGATTTAATATTTGGTAAAAAGAATTTATTAGGACAACAAACAATTATACCTATCGGTACCTGGCAAACTACTGAGTTAGCAAATAGTTGGAAGGAAACTCACTCAGCTGCCGACATTGCAACTAGAACATGGTTTTATATTCACCACGCTACGCTATACTTACAATCGATTAATATTCCAGTTTATAATGTGTTTGCTGATTATAGCGAAGTAAAGTCTTATAAGCCTAAATTTTTAGATTTAGATTATCACAAATTAAAAATTCAATCAACACTTCCAGTTGATCGAGCGTTAGATAATTTACACCCAGGTGTTAACACACACAAATTAATAGCAGACGAAATAACGGCAATTTTAAATGAAAATAGATACTGAACACTTACACTACTGGATGTGTGCCATCCGAAATAGCAAGGATCCTATGCGTACCATGGACGCCTTTTGGAGTGGGCAACTCAAAAGCAAAGAGTGGCTAATTACCGAGTTAGAAAAAATGTTTTGGGTTGACGATGTATCTATAGACATACACGGCGGCTGGGTCGGTGTGTTAGCCAGTATGTTGTTTCAAAGTAACATTAAAATTAAAAATATTCGTAGTATAGATATTGATCCAACTTGTGAGTCTGTTGCTACTATGATGAACAAGGGCGAAGAAATACAAGGCAGATTTCATGCGGTAACAGCAGACATGTGTAATATTAGAAGTGATGCCGACGTTGTTATTAATACAAGTTGCGAACATATTACACAGGATCAATATGACTTGTGGTTAAGTGGTATGCCTCAGAATAGTTTATTAGTGTTACAAAGTAACAACTATGACATTCCAGAACACGTTAGGATAGCTAGCGACTTAGAGGAATTTAAACATCAGTGTGGCATCAATGTAATCTGGGCCAGCGAATTAAAATTACCCTTGTACACTCGTTATATGGTTATCGGCCGCAAGTAATTTAGTTAGCGGTATGTCTGCCGCGCAGGTACAGAAATTACGGTCACAAGTTACGGGTTCGCTAGGGACAACGAAGTTGCCTTCATATATGTTGCCAAGACTACCACCGACTCTACAAGTCGCTCTGTGTACATCTCCGTCCCAATTTATCATCAGGCTTTCTATACCTGCGCTACAGGTCCAACCTTTGTATTGATTTAATTTTAATTTAATAATATCATTAGCGTGTCTTTGTTCTAAAGGTTTATCTCGATAAAATATGATAGTATTAGGTTGTACAGTTGCTTCAGCATCTTTGACCCATGCTAAGTCTGTTGGGTTGTAACGCATATCATCAAACAAATCGTGATCGCCTTTAGTCCAACGAATACGTCTTACTGTACTGGGTATTTGTGCCTGAAGCATTATCGCACGAGTTTGTAATGCTTGATCCATATAATCATGATGGGCCATAATCTGTGCTATAATCTTAACTTTAGTTTCGGCTAGTCTCTGTATAGTGTTAACAACTCTAAGCCAGTCATATTCATAGTGTATACTAACTACATATTGGTCAACAGGTAGGCTAGCATAAAACTCATATGGGCGTGTTCCATTTGTTGTTACGCTAATCCAATGTATATTTTTATATCTAGCATACTTTATTAGTTCATCAAACTTAGGATGTACACAAGGCTCACCTCCCGTGAAACTTAAACGTACAGGTCTGCCTAGTGAGGAAAGTTGATCAATAGTTTGTTTTAATATTTCTATATCGGTATGCGGACTAGTGTTATCGTGTATTTCGCTAGGGCAATAACTACAGTCATAGTTACAACGCTTACCTAAGTTCCATTCGACTTTGACAGCATTGGCATGATCCCAACGATTAACAACCTTATACATACAGTTTAAACTCTGGAGTCACATCTGTAAAACTTTGTTCACGAGTTACATCTAATCTACGATTAAACTCTATACAGTCTACCCACTTGTCACTTTGGTCACGTGCCATCAAGTAATTGATATTGTCTTGTATCTGCCCACGTGTATACGCTAACAGTGCTGGATGTTGTTTGACTAATTTAAAATCTTCTACGTGATCCATGACAGCACGTAATTTTGTTATAGCTAGAACTTGTAGTTCTCTGGGTAATACTTGTGCTGATAATTGCTTAGGATATTCTACACGATGCGAATGGAATACTATGCCTAGCTCATTAAGAAAACATTCTATAGTTTTATCTAAGGTAAGCACGTTACTAATTTGTACAGTACACGCTCCTACTACACGACTTACATTTTTGATCTTTTGTATTTCTTTAATGTTAGCAACAACTTCTTCCCAATCACTGTTACCACGAATGTAATTGTAAACAGAGCCAATGCCGTCAAGGCTGACGTTAACGGCAATGCTTCTAAAATGAGGCCAATATTCATGAACTGTTCTCCCGCCTTTGATTCCTAATGTAGTGCCATTGGTAGCATATTTTAATTCTATATTTGAACCATACGGTTTTAACATATCTAAAATTCTGTAGTGTTGTGGATCCATTAATGGTTCTCCACCAGCAAACTCTACACGGCGAAAGTAGGGCAACAACTTTTCTAAACTGGCCCACCACTCTGGACTATCTTGAAACTTGTCAAGATGTGGTTTGTTCTTTAAATTATGTTCGTCTACTAAAATAGCAATAATGTTGTTTTCTGCTTTGTAGAAATCTTCCACTTGCTCCCAATCGTTCCAACTAGTACTATCACCTGGATGGCACATACGACATTTGAGATTACACAAATTGTTTAGTTTTAGTTCTATAGTAGGAATTTCAAAAGGCATTGTATAATCTTCTGCTAGAGTATCTAGAGCATTAGGATATAAGTTAATACGAGCTTCTGGAATCTTACCGCTTATATGACGCACTCGCAAACTTTCAACACCTTGGTCTTCTAAGTTAAAGCATGGTTCACATTCAGGCGGACGCTCATTATTAAGCACCTGCTGACGTATGCGGCGCATAGTATCGTTGTTCCAAATTTCTTCTAGACTATTCTTATCTATAAAGCCAACCGGATGGCTACGACAACAGGCCTTAATAGCACCGTCTTCACGTGTGGCTAATCCTGTGAAAGGATGCATACAGAATGTTTTAGATTTGTTCATTTAAAATATTATATATTGAATTTGCTGTATGTTCGTTTGTTTTAATACCGGGATGCATGTTATCTGTTGCTACATCTAATCTTACTATACCATTAGCATAGAAATTATTAATTTTGTATGGTACAGAATATTTTAATAAATCGTCTGGTAATGCTGGAAAGTGTATGTATTTTATACCTTTACTTGTTAAGTATAAATCTGCGTGGTGTATGTGTGCCCATGTCTTTAAGGCAAATGTCTTTTCATTCATATTTTCTATCCACTTACGTCCGACAATAACTTTAGTATCTAACAAATTATCAATAATGCTGTTGCTAGTACTCCCAGGGCTTAATCTATCTATCGGCCAAATTTTTGAAAATAGACTTCTAAAATATAAATCTCTTGCAAAATATGTCCACATGATAATAACGGTATCAGAACTTTGAAAATCGAAATTTATAATGTTATGTAAGATTTCAAAATTGCTCGCTCCGCTAGCAGATACATTAACTAAATCTAAGTTTAATTTTTTGCTCAGTATTGCTGGCCAGCCTTGATTACTAGGAGTAGCACTACCTTCTTTGCAATCGGGCAATCCTGTGCCAAACGTAAATGAACATCCGAATGTTATAAGTCTATTGGTTTTGTTCAATTGCCCACTCTCTTTCTTTACACCAAAAGCACTCTCCGCAAGTTGGTACTGGCTGGTTCTTGATGTATGTAGTATAATCAATTCCGTCAAACTCACCTTCGCAACTGCGTGTGATATTGAACAATTCCATTATGCCAAGTTCTTTATATGTTCTAACTATTTCTGATTTTTCTATAAATCTAAATGGATGATAAACTTTACGACCCATGTGTGTCATTTCAGTAAGATGCTGGTTACTGTCATCGGGCTCAACGTCTCGTTCGCGCATACCGTTGAACGTTGCCAGTCTAGGATTGCGTGTTACCGCATTATAGTAAGCATCAATATTATGTTTGTGGCCGATAAACTCGGCATAGGCACGTTGTTGTATGTTATCACCGCTGACCTTCTTACCATACTCATCTGTTAAGTATGGACCTATATTACCATATTCAATCTCAGGGGCAATAAAATTTATATGTCGTTTAAAGTTGATATGATTGAATTTTTGAGATAACCATGTGTATACTCTATCAGCATCGTCCTGTTGCCATGGCTTGGTTTTCCACATACGTATATGACTAATAACGTGTACTATGATATCTAGGTCTTTGACTTGTTTACAAATCAAATAGGTTAACAACGCACTATCGGCTCCACCACTTAAACTGATGGCAATATTTTTCCAATTTGGATCGAATGGTATTTTCATGAAATATTTAACCTTATTAAGTGCGTACATAAATATTTCATGTTCACCTTCTCACAACTAAAAGAAGTCCATTTGGAAATCACTAACAACTGCCAAGCAAGTTGTCCTATGTGCGCTCGAAATATTCAAGGTGGGTTAGACAATCTGTTAATAAAATTAACAGATTGGACACTAGAAGAATTCAAAACTATTATGAGTCCTAGTGTATTGGCACAACTAGATGGGTTTTTCTTTTGCGGCAATTTTGGGGATCCTATCTTAAATAAGGATCTAGTAGAGATGTGTAGATATGCTACTGATACTAATCCAAATTTGAACATAAGAATACACACTAATGGTAGTGCTAAATCTACGCAATGGTGGGCAGAACTTGTGAGCGTATTACCTGTAAATCATCTAGTAGTATTTGCTCTCGACGGATTAGAGGACACACATAGTTTATATCGCATAGGCACAGACTATGACAAAGTTATTAAGAATGCTACAGCATTTATTAAAGCAGGCGGTCGAGCCGAATGGTGCTTTATTAAATTTAAACATAACGAACATCAAGTAGAAGATGCTAAACGTCTAGCAGAAGAATTAGGCTTTGATAGGTTTGTTATGAAAAACAGTAGTAGGTTCCTACTTGAACCAAAAGTAGATGTGTTAGATAAGAAAGGTAATATAACCCATATCATTGAACCTGCTACAGATACACCTTTAAAGTTTATAGACAAAAAAGTAATAGATGCTTATAAGACTGTAGTGGCGGAATCGGTTATCGATTGTCAGGCATTTCATCAAAAAGAAATTTACATAGATGCTTTTCGTAATGTATTCCCTTGTTGCTGGTTAGCAAGTATTCCGTATACCTATATTGAACAAAATGATGCGTATGCTGTTAGATATGAAATAACAAAACAATACGACGATTTAATAGAAGCATTTGGGGGTATAGAAGAATTGAATGCTATAACACACCCTATAAAAAATATTGTAAACTCGTCTAAGTATCAATCAGTCTGGAATATATTTTGGAATGAAAAAAAATTAATCACTTGTACAAGGATGTGTGGTAGTACTCCTGATTTTTCTAAACCTCGGGATCAGATGGTAGAAGTTATAGATAATATTAGGATAACAAATAATGAATAAAGTTTTTTGGATGAACCATGAAAATAGTGAGTTGGCCAACTGGCAACAACAGCTAGAACAAGTAGCTGGCTCGACATCATTTTGTGTTATTCCTTGGCTACACTTGGCCACCAGGCCCAATGGTGATGCTCGTATTTGCTGTGTTGCTAATGCCAGCGGAGCCGAGACGGGTGAGTATGAAGTAGGACTTGTTAAAAAAGAAAATGGTAATGCTAGTAACTTTGGAAATGAGTTGCCCAGCCAAGTATTTAATAGCGAGTATATGCGTTCTGTACGCAGACTAATGCTAGAAGGAAAAATACCTAATAGCTGTACTAAATGTTTTGAAGAAGAAGCCGAAGGTATTGTAAGTAAAAGAATCTGGGAAACCGGCGCATGGCATTTAGATAATGTTGATATTCCTAAATTGATCGATGACACACACGATGACGGAAGCATTCCATTTAAGTTACAATATTTAGATTTAAGATTGGGGCATACTTGTAATCTAAAATGCGTCATGTGCAGTCCGCACGATTCTAGTTTGTGGGTTTCTGAACATAAAAAAATATTTCCTATATTTAAAAGTACTTTGATTAAAAAACAAATGAGTTGGCAATCTGAGGAATTTGATAACAAGTGGCATGAGAATCCCGAGTTCTGGAATGAGATTTATGACCAAATACCTAATCTCAAACAACTATATTTTGCCGGAGGCGAACCTCTAATCATTAAAGAACACAAAGTATTTTTAGAAGAAATTGTTCGTAGAGGTTATGCTGAACAAATACACTTACGCTATAATACAAATGTCCTAATGCTAGACGAATCTATTATTGAATTATGGAAAAAATTTAAAGTAGTTAAAGTAGGAGTTAGTTTAGACGGACTATCTGATAGAAATCATTATATACGTTTTCCAAGCGATTGGGATACTATTGTAAAAAATTTACATATATTAGATAACACACCTGACAACATTCATATTACAATAGCGTTGGCTGCTCAAATTTTAAATATTAAACATATTCCTGATTTTATCAAATGGAAGGTATCTAGTAATTTTAAAAAGTTGAATAAGCAAATCAATGCTAGTGGATATATGCAAGGTGGCGGGTTAATCGGAGTACATCTAGTATGGATGCCAACATGGTTGAGCATACGTGTATTGCCTAAAGAAGATAAGCTAGAAGTGCGTGAAAAGTTTAACGAACTTAAAGAATGGTTAGAAATAAATCATAAGGACAGCGAATCCTTAGGAAATAATCCTTGGGGATGGAAACGTTGGGAAGGTATACTTGATTGGATGGATAAAGAGGATCAAAGTAACTTGCTTCCGGATTTTAAAGAATATATAATGACACTAGATGCTCAGCGTGGTACAGACTTTAAAGCCACGTTTCCGGAGCTAGGACATTTGATATGAAATATGATATGGTTACCGAACAACGCTGGCAATGTCCTGCCGGAATAATCGAGCAAGCTCTTGCTGAACACCCTATAACAGATGATGTTGTTGTATTGAATAAACATTCGGGCGATTTCTTTTATGGCACTTGGACTATTAAGGACGAGTATAAAGGCACAGCATGGGAGCGTATCTTAATGACCTTACCTGCTCCTATAGGTGAAGCACGTATTATTACATTAAAACCTGGAGAGAGTTATCAATCACATGCCGACATAGATAATCGTTGGCATTTGAATTTAACTGGCGAGCAATCTTTTCTTATTGACTTAGAATCAGAAACTATGTTTAAATGCCAACGAGATAACTATTGGTATATGATGCTAACTGATAGATTACATACTGCTTGTAACTTTGGATCTGTTCCACGTTTACAATTAGTCGTTCGTGAGCCTTTGCGTAATAGTCTCGGTTATGATTTTATTACTGTTAGTATTACCCAGGCTGTACCTGCACCTGAGAATCATTACAAGTTTGATAATATTTTTAGTCCTTGGCTCAATCGTGTTAACCTTGAATTTAAAATGAAGGACTTTTCAAGTTCTCCAACACTGGTAAAGTTCAAGATGTCTCCGGAACTTAAAGACGAACTCGAACAACTTAAAACTAACGACTTTGTAATAACATATGATTGATACTTCAGGCTGGTCCTATCTATATAAACTAGATTATATCAACAAGCATAACGTTCCTACTAATATGCTATATACTCCATTGGTCAGTCCAGACGGCACCCGTATGTGTATGTTGTGGGATGAAACTAGCGAGTATCAACAATATCAAACTAACTTAACTAAAGAATTAATGGACTTTTTCTTTCAACGTGAAGTCGAGTACTTGATGTTGTGTCAACACTTTGAGTGGGCGCCGCGTGTGCTTGAAGTTGATTTAGACAGTAGACAAATTGTAATTGAGTGGAACACAGAAACACTTAACCATATTATACTATCTGGACGTAACTTAGACGAGCTGTGCCCAGATTGGAAAGAACAGATTTATAAAATTATTAAAGACCTGCGTGACGAAGGTTACTACAAAATGGCCTTGTATCCGCATTGCTTCTTTATTGATAAGAATAATAAAATTAAAACATTTGACTTTTACGGATGTGCCGAGATAGACAACCCGTATATAGAACGTAGTAAGGTAGAAGGTATTATAGGAGTAGATAGCGGCGGCAGATTCGACTCCGCTACTAAAGATGGGATGATTGATTTTTCCATCTTCTTTAAGAATACACTACTTACACACTTAGCAAATACATGGACGGATAATCCGTTCCCAGAAATATACAACAACCTATTCAAAGGAACACCATGAATACTATCACTATTGCCGGACATGACATTATAATCTATAACGATAGACCTGTGGGTATTATTGTTAGTGGCGGAGCCGATAGTTCCTTAATGCTGTATGTATTAATGGAACACATTAAAGATCATTTGAATATCTACACAATATTTGAACCTGGACGTAGAGAAGCCGCTGAACCCGCTATTGATGATTCAATTGCCCTTTGCTCACAACTGACAGGCAAGACTAATTTTACAGTACACAAGTATGACGTAGCAGATCAAAATCCTGAGACCTTATTTAGAACTGTTAGTGATAAATTAGAAAGCGGTGAAGTTGATATCATGTATGCTGGACTTACTAAGTTCCCTCCATACGAGATGTGGAAGGATCATCCCGAAGTACAACCACAGTGGCACATTGATGCTAGGACCGACGAAGTCCAAAAGCCATTGTTTGGTGTTAACATTCCTGTTAGAGAAGATACCGATTTTAGTTTATTAACCAGCGGCGGCTTACCTCAGAAGGAAGTCAAATCGGATGAGCGTTTATATGTGCCATGGGTTAACTTAAATAAGAAAGATATTGCAGACATGTACAGGGTACTAGATGTTGAAAAGAATCTATTCCCTATTACTAGAAGTTGCGAGAATCCTGGACATCCTATTACGCATTGTAATAAATGTTTCTGGTGTGCAGAACGTCTATGGGCATTTGGTTACTTGGATCATCCTGATGAACAGCTTGAATAAAATCGATTGGGCAGAACTTATCGCATCCTTAGACACGGGTGTCGATATCACGCCGGACCTTAGCAAGTGGAATCTTGATACTCCAGGGTACATGGACATTTACAAAATGTGGCAAGATGCTAACTTCAATCCTGCTAGTATCAAATGGACTAACTACTATCCTGAAAAGAACTACCCACAAGAACTAGTGGATAAGATTGCCGCCGCTTTAGATTTAGACGGTATACATAGATCTTGGATTAGCCGAGTGGACCCGGGCTACTTTGCTCCATGGCACTGGGATGTGGATGACAACGAACAAGATTATTTACTGTATGGTAAGATTAGACGTTATAGTATTATGTTAAGTGGCCCTGTGTTAGGACACATTTTTATACTAGGTGACAAGTATTATTACAACTCTCCCGAAGGACTAGTTGTTGAATGGAACGATTATAAAGAATGGCACAGCGGTATTAATGCTGGCATGAAACCAAAGTATATGTTACACTTAATTGGATATTAAATGTTTAACTTTGAATCGTTAGAACAAATACAAGTTGAGATTACAAATCGCTGTCAGGCAAGTTGTCCTATGTGCTTGCGTAACATACACAGCGGAATTGAAAACCCATCCTTAGTTCTTAACGAATGGTCCATTGCTGATTTTAAACATATCTTTAACTCCACAGTACTTGCGCAGATCAAACATGTTATATTCTGCGGAGACTTTGGTGACCCAATACTCAACAACGACTTGATTCTAATGTGCCAATACTTGCGTGATTACAGCACGGTACGAGTTACTATCAATACCAACGGCAGTGCTAGGTCAGAACAATGGTGGACAGAATTGGCCAAAGCTATGCCAGCCGACCATCGTGTTGAATTTGCGTTAGATGGATTGGCCGATACACATAGTTTATACAGAATAGGAACAGACTTTACTGCTATCATAAGAAATGCTATTGCATTTATGGAAGCAGGTGGAAGGGCGGAATGGATGTTTATCAAGTTCAAGCACAACGAGCACGAAGTGGACATAGCTAACAACTTGGCAAACTCATTGGGATTTAGTTCGTTTACAGTTAAAAATAGTAAACGCTTTGGTAAACAGTTTCCAGTGTTAGACAGAATTGGAAATATCACACACTATATAGAACAACCTCACTCTAGCAACATACAGCCTGTCGAGTTTGTAGATTTAAAAGACTACAAATCCTGGACTAGCGAAATCGATTGCCTTACATTGGACAGCAAAGAATTGTACATAGATGCCCACGGCCACTTGATGCCTTGTTGTTTAATTGGGTCGTTCTTGTACGCAAACTACGATGTTGAATTGTATAGTAAGTATAATTTAATAGACAGCACATCTATTACTAGTATTGCTAGAGAAGTTCAGTTAGAAGTATTTGAAACTATTAACGAACTAGGTGGGTTAGGTGCGTTAGACGCTCACACTCACAGCATTAAAGATATAATGTCTGGAGAAGTTTGGCAAACACTTGTACAGCAAAAGTGGACTACTGACAGTTCAGCACCATGTACTATATTGTGCGGTAGTAAGTCGCCATTTATCAGTATAGCAGAACAAGTTAATCGTGATAGGTAACTTGTAGAGTATAACGGGTATTGAATCCAATATTAACAACACCGTGTACAATCATCGGATCACTCCATTCATACACATCCCCTGCCTTGTAGTTACTAAACATCTTGTCGTCGTAGACAAATATATGTCCAGGTTGAAAGTCTTCTAAAAACATAGTATAGCGCACAGGATTAGTTACTTCGACTAAATGCGGATCAATATGCATAGGCTGCATCTGCCCGGGTAATAATTTAATAAACCACCACTGACATTGATTACGCTTTTCTGGAAAGTCTGGTAATACTATCTCATAGTCTTTCATATCTTCGCAGTTAGGATTGAACTGTTGGAAATCATGATTCTTATGTGCGTATCCAGGACGTACCCATTCTCTAAACTTATCTAGCTCAGGATGTCCTTGCCAACGTTCTGGTTGCCATACTGGTCTAGTTTCGCCTGTGCGAGTACGAAGATGATTCATTAGATCATCTGTGATCCAGTCTCGATAGTTGCCAATGTATTTCATTTATCGTATGTGGTAAAGTGTGCGGTAAGTCTAGTACTAAATCCAATATTACAAGCACCGTGTATTTCACTAGCATCATCATACTCCCAGATGTCACCTGCTTTATAATCAACTCTTACTTCCGTACCGTGTATAAAGATGTGTCCTGGAACATAATCTTGTAAAGCTATCCAGTAGCGTGTACAGTTTGGTTTAACATTTATGGTATGCGGATCTCTGTGCATAGGCATAAACTGCCCAGGAGTCATTTTTATAAACCACCACATATATTCTTTGTCTGTAGTAAAGGGCGGAGTAACTTCAAATGGAAACTTATCTCCTGTATAATGATGCCAATAAGTCTTAGTCATGTCGTAACCGACGCTGGTAGCCATCCTGAATTCTTCGCAGTCTGGATTCTCTCCGCCTCTAGGACGTAGGGTACCATCATTAGATAAGAGGAACTCTATCCATTCAGGTTTGATCCAGTCCTTATAGTTACCAATATATTTCATTTAGGGTATACTTCAAAGTTCCAAGATAATCGTGTTACGTGCCCCATGTTGCCTGCGCCGTGCCAAACATTTTCTCCATCGTGCAGGAATAAATCACCTTTCTTATAATCGGTAAAGTTCTGATCGTTGTACATAAAGATATGCCCACGTTTGTAGTCTTGTAAAGGCATCCAGTATCGTAGTACAGATGTATTCGGTATAGCGACTCCTCCCGCATATTCTTTTCCAGTAATGGCCGCATCTAAATGTATAGGCTGTACTTTACCTGGAGTTAGCTTTAAGAAAAACCAGTCATACTCGCTATCCTGTATATCAATTGGCAGGTCAACTTTGAATGGTAAGATATGTTGTTTGTAAGTAACACAACATACATGATCTAAATCCCATAGTTCTTCCATTCCTTCAATTTTATCTCCGGCAGGAGTTACACCATTAAAATCATTTAGGATAGTTGCTTCTTTTTCCATAGTAGCATCTACAGGAAAACATGTACCGCTATTGTTTAATAGATATGTTATCCATTCATCTTGAATCCAATCTGCAAAGTTTCCAATATACTTAATCATATTATTCCTTATGCCTTACATAATTAAACTCTTTAGGTAAAGGGTCGTATAATGGCATCTTTTTATTTATTGATGCATCACGCAAGATAACTTGATGTATTAATGGGCTAGGAGGACGACCTGGCAATATATCTGCTATGGCTTCTGTTTGCATCTCAGACATGTCCAATGTAGTAACATCGGGCCACTGGATTGCTTTAATATACACACCATTAACAATTACAGGATAGTGTGCTTGTATGCCTGATTTAAAATCTGTGTCATATGACCACCCACGTTTCTCTGCAATTCGTTTAATCTCTGCTACCAGTTGACTTAGGAATATTTTATCACCTGCTGGATTACGCCCAATATCTGATCCTACACGTATACGAAACTTTTCGCATTTCTTAAGATGAAACTCTTGTATCTCATCTAAGCAATATTCAACTTGTGACAAGTCCTCTAATGTGTAACTAATGTTCTTAACACTCATGCCTAGTGCTATACAATTATCTATACCTTGTATCTGTTTGTTGCGTACAGTATGTCCGTTGTAGTCAGGATGGTTCAATCCAAATGTCCACACTATATTCTTAAACTCTACAAACTGTGATGCGTAAGTTAGCTTAGACAAATATACACCGTTAGTTAATATCATGATATCGCGTGGCTTACCTGGTAATGATTGTATGCCACGAATCAACTCTGGTAAGTCTTTACGCATAGTAGGTTCGGCGCCTACAAGGGCTACAGCAAACCCATCATCGGGCCACGAGCGTATTATACTTAATAAGTAATCAATACTAGGGTCTACTGTTGCGTTATCAGGTTCTTGATAACAATGTGGGCAAGTTAAATTACAGCGATTAGTAGTTTCGATAAAGTAACTTTTTAAATCTCTATGTGGATACTTATAGTTTAAGTAAAATTCCGCATCAGGTTCTACTAGATATTCTGCGTAGCCATGTTGCTTACAAGTCTTCCCCAACCATATGGCACCATCACGTTCAAAGCGTACAGCTGGTACGTGTCTATAACAATGTTCGCATAAGGATAGTGTGTCTGCTAGTTTATTCATTAATAGCTGTCCAAGTGATCAATGCCTAGCTTCTTTCTAAACTCGTCTGTAAACTTGCCATCTACACGTAGACTATAACTAGGTTCCATGATCATTTCACCACCGTGCCAATCTTGGTCATTCCACCAACCGGCTCTAGTGTTGATATAAGTCTTGTCCTTAGTTTCGGGATCCCAAACATACATGGCTTTCTTTGTATTAGGACGAATGTGTATAAACTCATTACGGTGCGGGTATGCTATATCTACACCATTTTTAGCATCTAAGTCTTTGTGTTCAAACGGAACACCACCTGCTTCGCAATGGAAGAATATAACACGACCGATATGTTCAAAGATACCTGTGTTGATAAGTTCCTCAACCCATTTGACAGTTTCTGGAAAGTACTCTGCTTCCTCTGTTAGTTTACGTGGAGCAGTACGATCATCCCATGATCCTTCTTCCCAAAGGAAATAATAAATGTATGGATCGTATGCGCCCATGGCCATTTTTAAATAGCGTGTAAACTTGTTACGTGACTTGTAGTCGTGTAGGTCTTTGTATAGCTTTAAGCCTTCGACTTTAATAGGATCTGTATCAGGCAAGGCAAGGAACTTATCTATAGCATAAGGAATAGGCAACCAGTTTACAATGTAACTAGAATCCTTCCAAGTAAAGCCTGGCTTCATCCAAGTACCTTCCTTAGCGTACTCTCGTGCTAGAGCAAAGCCTGTGTATATCTCGGGCTGTAACTTATCAAACGCATCCATATCCAAATATGGTGCCATATCCAAATATGCTTGCTTGTTAATGCCTCTAAGCATTTTTTTGTTCCATTAAGTATTTTAACGTGTAAGATATAGGAGCACTAGTATCTACTTCCCACCAACGGAATCCTAGGCTAACAGCATTAGGATTACTATGATGATTGTTCTGTAATAGTCCGCTAAAGATTCCTAAGAACAAATAATGTATGATCAAGTTATTGTTTGAATCATCGTTAGTATTGGCTAATCTATAAGTTAGTGGTATGTCTTTGATATGGCAAATACCTGCGGCCATCATACCTAACATCATTATAAATCTACCTAGTAGGACTACATTTATTAGTATAATAGGAGCAAAGACAAAGAGCAAGAGTAATGTTACGGTTGATATAGTAAGAGAATATCTTTCGCAGAACTGTGCCCAAGGATCATCAATTACTTCTTTACTAGTTCTATATCCATGCTCAACTACTTTATCTACGTTTGGTATTTGAAAATCACAAAGAAACTCTACAGGTATAGTACTAGCAGATCCCCACCAAAACTCTTTGAAGTTAACATTGTCTGCCTTACCCTTATCCGAATACATGTGATGTGCTGGATGCCACGTGGCCAAATAGCGTGTGGGGCCGTGTGATTGATTAACTGAACACAAGTAGGTTAACACTTTGTATGTTAGAGACTTAGTGTTGATAGCAAACATCCTGTGAGCGCAAATTCTATGTGCAAATGTTTCTTCTACAGTTATAACATATAAGGTGGCTATGACTAACCAGTACCATTGATTGGCAAAGTCTAAAAGCATATCTATAAATGTCCAACCACCTATAACTAGCATAGTCATGACTAGTACAAATCTGTAAGCATACTGTAACTTGGTTCTTTGTAATATATACATTATGGTAATTTAAAATTCTTAATTTCAGCTAGTGCTACGTAATATTTAATTTCGTCTATGTAATCGCTAGCAAATGGTTCTGACAAATACGGCTGCCAAAATCCATCTTGTAAATTGCTGTAGTCGTGTTGTACACGATAACACATACGATTCTTTGTTTCGCCTAATCTACGATGTAGCGTAATACTGTTATCAAATAAACAGAGATCGTTGTTGCTTTGATACCAGTGGTCGTATGTATATTGTGGAGTAAATAATTCTTTATCAATTTCTTCAAATACAGAATCAGACTCTGCCTTAGTCATACCTTTAATACTATGTACAGTATGAATACTATAATGTAGTCCGATGATACCGCCTGGACTACGTATAACCATTGGCATTTCCATATCGTCTACTGGACACATATTAGCATGCATAACTTCGTCTTGTTCTACCCGTAATCCTGGATTCATTTTTCCAGGAGTGAACCTGTGTAACAATACCATCTCGTCTAGTTCGCTACGAAATGCGTTACTTACATTTTCGTAGTAGTCAGGAGTTGTTAGGAATCCTGTTGCTGAACCAATCATGTTCTCAGATCCTAGTAACGCAACACCCGGAGTAAATGTGCGTGTGCCGCTTTCATTACTATGCCAAGCTAGCTCGCCTTCGGCAAACATACCTAACGGGTTACCGTCTTTATCACGCTGGCCAGTTACACGCATAACGTGACGACCATCTGGAGCAACTTCTTGCATACGTGCAATATTCTTTAGACGTAGTATATCGATTGGTTCTATGCGTGGATCATCTTTTAATGCTAGTCCTACTACTTCGTGCCACATCAGGCCTGGATACTTTTTGAGTATCAAGTAACGAATGCCATAGCGAGTATCGCCAAACTTGGTAACCCACTCTGTTTGATTCTCCCACGACAGGTTACAGTCACGTATGATTGTGACTAAACTGCTCATGTGTAGTTTGCCAATATCCATCCACTCTTCGTCTGTTAATGTGTTAAAATCAACATTGTCAATGAATATACCAAACCTACCTAATCCTGGGATTTTGCTTACTTTCATGGTTAACCTGTTTTGTGTATTTAAAAAAATATTTATAATAACTACTATATGTCCTACAAAGATATGAACTACTCCTACTACTACAATCAATCGCAGGGTCGTACTCCCTGGCGTAACAATTTGGTTTATACAAGTTTGATTAACGAAGATAAAACCGTGTTTGTACAGCACTATACCACAGAGGGAGATTATCATCAAGGACAGAATCAAGTGGTTGATCCAAAACTCATGGATGAAAAGTTCTTTAGAGAACTGCATTATCTACACAACATGGAGTATCGGTTTCCTGATCTGGTTCCAAAAATACTAGAAGTTAACATACCAGAACGTAAGATTTATTTGGCTATTGATGGTGTGGACTTTTGGCAACGTAGTTTAGATGGTGACTGTAGTTTTGATGATGTACTGCCCGATTGGCAAGAACAGATGATTGAAATAGTCAAAGCACACAGAAGCCTAGGATGGTGGAAGTACAGTATGCATCCTAGCAGTTATTTTATTGTAGATGGCAAGTTAAAAAGTATTAACTATTTCTTTACCTACCATCAGGACGAGACACCTGTTAGTATTAAAGATGTGGAAAGTCATATCTACAGTACACGACAAGATGAGATGCGTAAACATATAGCAGGGCTAGGTATAGAATGGGACAAGCCTCAGTCATTTGAAACTATGAACGAACTCTGTTGGTCCAGCTTTAGTACAAACTATCCTGCCGATTTTATCGAGCGTGTTAAATGTATAAAGTAATACCTTGGACACCTGACTTAGATTTAACAGAATTTTATGCCGAAGCCAAGAAACGTGGCTTTGAAAACAATGCTAGCCAAAAGTCATTGGTAGATTGCTTTAACAATGAGAAATACAAACAAGTATGGATCTTGTATTATAATGATCAAGCCGTGGGTAGTGTGGCCGCACATAGTTTTCCAGAGATGGGTGAGGATGCTTATCGCATTGCCGCACGTACTTGTGTGTTTACAGACAAGTTACCTGGAACCTACGGACAAGGACTGCGTACTATTAGCGTTATAACTGATCATCAAAATCCTACAGCACAGTTCTTAATACCTACTTGTATTGAATGGACTCCTCCGTGGGCTGACTTATATATTACCAGCAACGAGAACACAGTAGGAACACAGCGACTGGTGCACAAAATATTTGGACCAGCAATGGAACATTTGGGCTTGATGAAAGAAGTTAAACAAATAGACTACAGAGGAACTAAGCAAACTGTATGGCAGTTGTTCCCTGATAAGTTTTTAAAAGATTTGGAGAAGTTTCCTAGATGGTAACAAAGTTTACGCAAAAAAATAAGAAGTCAACAGTATGCTGTGTAGTAGATAACACCGGGCGATACTCTAGCGGGTGGGCTAAAGAAGTAGCTATCAATATATCTGACTTTATGCTACACAGATTTGAAAAGCACGGTTATGATATTCTAATCAATTCAGACGAAGACACATTATTGAAAACAGCCTACGCAGAAGGTTATACTCACGCTGTGATTGTAGCAACTGGCATGAGCTTAGGACTTAGCGATAGATTGTTTCCCGCAATAGACAAACTATGTGAACAAGATTTCTTTATAGCAGGACACATATTGGATCGCAACGAAAACTCTTATTGGCGCAACGGCTATTACGAATTACATCATCAGTTCTATATTGTTCGCCTAGCAGATTATGCTGAACTTGGTTTTCCTGTAGTTGGCAATCAAGAAGATACATCCCATGTACAAATAGAGCCACTACGTAGTATAGAATTCAAGTACAATGATCACGAAGTGGCAGAATGGATTAAGTCTGGCACTAATGAAAAAACGTATGACATGAAATGCCATGGTTGGAATATTATATCTGTAGCACTAGCAAATGACAAAACGCTGATTGACTTGGGTGATGATATCCGTAACAACAAAAAATATTTGTACTATGAACATGATCATGTATTCCTACGTGAGATGGGCGACATTTATTATAATCAATTCTTCTGTAATAATTTTACCCCTGCGTGGAACAGTGATCATTTAAGAGAGTACCATGGAATCACTGGGCCTATAGAACAATACATAAGTGTAGGTATCGGTGTTAACTGGATTAGAAATCTACATCGTTTGGGAGTTACCGATGATGCTAAAGTAATCTTTACTGATATCAATCATAATACTTTGAAGTTTATGAAGGCTATGGTAGAAGAGTGGGATGGTACAGACTACGCTGAGTTTTATCGCAATCACTTGCCTATCATGCCCAACAACCTAAAGCATAATATAGATACACATATCGAATATGCTAGACAAGAATGGGAAAAATTTATCGCCGACTTCCCCGACTGGACTACAGCATGGGAAAAGATTCGAACACTCGCATTTGATTATATATTGATAGACTATATGAGTACATATAACTTAGATTGGATTACTCCGGGTAAGAATACTGTAATGAATCTTAGCGATATGTTTACGCACAGTCCTTATATTGCTACGCAAAGTTTAAAATATAGAGTAAGTTGCGAAAACAAATTGTTCAATAAAATTAAACAAGTTGATCCTGCTATCTATCTTATCATGACTTCGCGAGCATCAGACGGCTTCTTTGCTCAGCGTCAACAACGTGATGGGCCAGTGAGTACTTTTGAATTAACAGATATAAACTTACTAACTAAGCCTGACTGGCATAACGAGGATTGGACTAGTCCCCGTATGTTAGGTTAAACAGCTACTTCGTGTAGCTCGTAATGTCCGTCAATACCGGCCGCACTAGCGGCCTGATCAATTAGTGCTTGCCATTCAGGCAATGAGTCTTGTCTAGAAATAATTAAATGGAATCTATCTTCTGTGCTATTATTAACAATACTATGTCCGTAACTAATATTCATAGCGTAGGCGTTACCTGGTTCCATAAACAAACTTTCACCATCTTCCCAATTCCACATACACCCTTTTGGGTTGCTTAGACTGATGTTGATATTTTCTAATATCCTATGTTTGGTATCAGAGTGCATGCCAATCCATCCGCCTGCTTCTACTAACATAAGTCTAACACGGCTAAAACGTTTACAAGGAAATGTTTTCAAAAAGTTCATTATAGTAGGACACTCTTCTGCGGCTCTGGTCCATACAAAGTCTTTAGCCGCTTCGACAGCATTGGCATATCCGTAGTCTTGCCAACTATCATGTTTGTCTTCAGCTAGTCCGTATAAGGATAAACTTTTCCAACCCTTGTGTAAATCATCATAGCCTCGATGGGCAGTAAACCTATGCTTTAATGCTTGTGCTTCTTTAAGCATAGCTGAATAAGGTACTGGCATGTCTAGCTTTAAATGTTTAGCATCGGAAAAATAATAGTGTTTAGTATCCATCTTTTATATATCATAAAAAAAGGACCCGAAGGTCCTTTTTTGTATATTGAATATTATCCAATATACCAAGCTGTTCCGTCTGAATACACTGGAACTTTGTATGAACCGCCAGCTACATAAGTAGCCGCAAATGTATTTGAAGTTGCGTCCGATACAAATGCTCTAGCGCCCATGCCAACTGCAGCAGGATCTGGTAATACTGTTGGTAATGTTGTTCCTGAAAAAACTTCTGTATTAACTACCGGAGCAGTTAATATGCCTTGTGAGTTAAAAGTCATCAAGTTATAACCATTATTTCTTCCGCTAGAAGTGCCTGTTAAACCTGCGCCGTTGTTAGCTCCAGTTGCAAAACTTAAGGTAGATGCTGGATTATTTGCAGTTAGATCTGCAGTACCATCCCAATTAGACACAATACTTCCAGAACTTATATATGAACCATTGTAGTAACCAGTAAAGTTAATGTTATGTAAATAGTCACCGGGTATAGTATTCACTGGCCTACCAACTGTACCTTTTGAACTGTTTAAAGAGAATGAAGGTAATGATCCACTTTGTAATGTGCCAGCACCGTAGGAAGTAATTTGAAAAGGTGTTTGGTTAGTACTAGTAGCAGTAATTGAACCATTTGATATGCCAGTTAGTGTATTGGTATTAATAGTAGTAGCTGATACTTGGCCATTGATATTAATATTACCAGTTCCGTTAATATTAAAATTATTTAATGGAAGATTAGCTGATAATCCAGTAGTAACGTTTAATGTTGTTACTGTTGTTATGCCAGCACTTAATGATGAACTGACTATTAAACTGTTAAGAGTACTATTACCTGCTTGTAATGTTCCGCTTGCTTGTAAGTTTCCAGTAAAGTTAATGTTACCAGTTCCAGTAATATTATGGCCGTTTAGTCCTAAATTGCCGCCTAGACTTGGACTTGAATCATTGCTTACAGAAAGCAAACCGCCTGTAATTGAAACAAAAGTTCCGCTACCATTATCGCGAAGAATGTCCTTACCATATGGTAATTTAATGCTACCGCTAGTAGTTAGGTTACCTGAAGAATCTAAAATTACATTGTACGTATTGTAAGTTAATGTATTAATGGCAATGTTAGCCCATGCTAAGTTAGTACCATCTGTTGTTAAATACTTGCCCTGATTGCCGCTAAAACTAGGAATACTTAGGCCGCCAGGAATTGGGGGATTATGCCAAATAATATTAGTACCGTCTGTAGTTAGATACTTGCCAGCATTACCGGTAATACTAGGAACTTGATTGCCTGTTGCTACTGCTGTAATACGGCCATCTACGCTATCCCAACTAAACGCAATACCTGTATTGTAAGAATTACCAGCTAGTAATGCATCAGCCGCTGCAGCTTGTGCTCTAGCATCTGTAAAATATAAATTAGCAGAATTTTCTGCTACTTCCGATGTGTTAAGATTTAAGTTAGGTACACTAAAATCAATACGTTGTGTAGTTGGATTAAAAGCAAATCCACTACCAGCCATAGTAGCTAGAGCGTTGATACCGCCAGCTGTTATTCCGTCTCCCACATATAGTTTTTGTGAGTCGGTGGTCCAAACTAATTCACCTAAATCAAATGTAATGCTTGTGCGTTGGGCATCTGTTCCGCGTCTAATACGTAGCGACATGGGCTATCTCCGTTATTCTGTAATCAATCTTGTGATTATTATAGTGTATTTATTCGATTGATCAGAAGCTATAGCCAAAAAAATAGGGCCCTAAAGGCCCTATTAAAGTGCGTAGTTATTAGCTCGCATACCAGATTTCTTTAAATCCTTCTTCTTCAGTTGGAGGTTCCATAGTTAAATCAAATGCCATTTGTTCAACAACATCCAATGGGATAGTTTTGCCTGGACGACTAGCTAATCTACGTTCTAGTTCCGCCTTTTCAGGAGTCTTAAACACTACAGCAATATGTTCGTAATCGGGCAACATATTGAATTTACGCTCACGGCTAGCAATTGAAGTGCTTGTTTGATCCCAAATTATAGTGTGCCCATGCTTACGTGCGAATACAACTTGTTCAACCATTAGGTCAACTGCTGTAGGCATATAATCCTTAAACACTTCTGAGTAAGTCTTACCTACTTTTTTAGCATAGTCTTCTACAAAGGTATCTGTTGAAACTACGGTCAAACCCAAGGCCCAAGTTTGGTTTTTAATCCAAGTGCTCTTACCTGAAGCTGGCACTCCGACTAATTGATAACACTTGCTCATGGTTGAAACCCATCCTTTCCTTTTGATGTTTGGCTAATATTGGCTATAATTGCCTGTAGTCGTTGTATTTCGATTGCGGCTTCATCTAGCAAATTAGCAATCTTGTCGGGTTTACCTTCTGTAACTGCTAGTCTGCCAGGAATCTGTCTACGTATTTCAGCCCGTTTATAGAGCCGAAATACAAGACTTTGTTCTGCTACAGGCAAATGGCTTTCATCTTCACACCTCATAATGCCTCCACTTTACTAACAGGAACACTCCACAAATCGCCTTTAAAATCTTTGAAGAGCTTTTCGGGCTCTCCAAACATCTGGGTTTGAGACTCTCCTACTAATGTAAGAAAGTCTCCAGGCCTCAATTGAAAAAATGTCTGCTTTACCATATGTGTATTCATATTAATCACCTTTCTGATGATGTCCTTTAATTACATTATCTTTGATCAAACGGATAGCACGTTCCATTGAGATTACAATTTCACCAGTTGAGTCCATACCTACGTCTAACGCACGATACTTTTCCAACCCGCTTGGGCCACCGTGTAAGTGTCCGTGAAAGTGTAATGCTCCGCGATGCATTTGGTCCCACTCGCTAATTGGATAATGGAACATGACAATCTTGTGACCATCATAGTTTACATCCAAATACTTGTGTACTTCCTTGAATGCTGTACGGAAAGTTACATCGTTCAATGTCTTCTTGTCGTGGTTACCCTCGATCAAAATCTTTGTACCGTTCAAACGATTAATCATACGTCCAGCATCACTGCCCGACATGAATGCTACATCTCCCAAAATGTAAACGGTATCTTCTGGAGCAACTTTCGCATTCCATTCTTCTACCATAGCATTGTTCATATAGCTGACATCATCATTGAAACGGGCTCGTGTTTGTGGGCAGAACTTCATAATGTTCTTATGCCCAAAGTGCAAATCACTTGTCACCCATGTTCTCATTCTATAAACTCCTTAACCTCTTCAAAACGAGTTGAAGCAGGAATCCACTTAAACTGTTCTCTCTTACGAAAAGGCTTTTCCCAATCTACAACGATCATGAACCAATCCTTTTCGTCACTGAATTTAACGTCACGGGCAAACTTGGCAATTTGTACCCATCTGTCTTTGAATTTGGCAACTACCATAGTCATACTCCGCTCCTTTCTGTTATTAAATCAATTATACAATCAGATTGCTAGAACGTCAATGCTAAGTGTTGTTTTTAAACGACGATTACCAGTCGTTTGTAAACCGGCGCCAATCGTCTTTTAACGGGCTTTCGTTAGGATCGTATGTCCAACCCAAGGCCTTCATCATACGGTGCTTAACGAGCAGATTAGGGCTTCTAAACCGCTCTGTATCACTGAAGCCCATCATAACGCCCACTTCGCATACTGCTCCAGAACGACAAATACCAGCGAAACAATGTACAATTACATCCATGCGCTCTTCGAGTGCGTGTTGTAAAAGAGCCACAAGTTGATTAGCTTGCTCTTGACTGCACTTCATTTCTTCTTCGAGAACATGGTCGTTTTCCTCCACGTCCAAAAATTCAAAACGATGTACTTCTTTGAACTGATGTTTTGGTGTAGGAAACCAGCTAGCAGGATCCGCAATTTGGATCAGCATACTATTCTCGCCTACTGCGACATGAAAACCTTTTGGAATATCATCTGCCGCACAATTTTGAATCCACGGCATAATGCCTCCTTAATGAATCGATTCTTTTGCGTCTACTTCACATTCTACTACCCAGTTGTTAAATTGGGTAAACTTATTAACTTCTACTCCTAACCCAACTGCTTCGTTTACAAAATGCTGTAACAGCGCATTGTACAGTTCATCGGGCATGGTGTCTTTATCAAAACGAATTTTCATTTTACTTCCAAAGTTTAAGTAGGTTAACGAATTCAGGCCATTCATGGTCTGGACGTGGGCACAACACAACTGCCAGTTCAGCATTGTCCATTCGGCTTTCTGTCACAATCAAATTGTCATCTAGTTCTTTAAGCATAGCAAACTCTGCTGGAGTTACCATACAAGTTACTTTCTTAAAACTAGTGTCCAGCCATGTTTGATAATCGGCATCTTCGCTGTACTTCAAATGGCACATAAGCCCAGCATGGGCCGCGGCATTCATTGCCATGCCCACTGGAGTACTGTCTTTAATACAAATATACATTTTCATCGTGATATACTCAATTCTGCGTCAGGATTATCCCAACAGGCGTTACGGTATTTGTAGACAAAGTCGCAAAGACCTTCGTAGCTACCCCATCCATTTTCAGGATTAAACTTCTTAAACTTCTCTGGATCACTTAACAAAATGTTCCACCCCTCATCCAACAAGTCTGCGATGTCCCTAGCAAACTTAAAATTAAGTTCCTCAGGACGCCACAAAATAGTGTATAGGTCTATCTTAGCACCTATACCTACTTTTACCTCACTAGCCATCTTACCCAAATTGTGTGTTATGTTTCCACTGTACACACTAGTGGGTTGAGTGACCATCAAATCTACATCTAAGCTCATTCTTCAACTCCAAAATGTTGTTTGATTGCTTGTTTAAGATGTGCTCCTCTAACCTTGTCGGGATTGTTCCAGTAAGTGTTGTAGGCAACATCAGCCGCTTCTTGAGCCATCAACTCGGCGAACTTTTCTAACTCTTTGCTTGCGTAAATCATTGCAGTAGCGTAGACAGGATTGGTTCCCAATCCCTTAAAAGCCTCATCGGCAAGTATTTGAATTCGTTCGTTCATTGTACAAATCTCGGCATACGACCTTCGGTGCCATCGTATTGAAAGTTATCCAACATGGGCACAAGACTGGCCATGTCACTGGCAGGATGGCGATAAACTTCTTTTAAGTCAGCACCATCAATCAACATAAAATACAACTTGGTTGTACCTTCTTCAATCTGCGGTTTAAAAATATATTCCAAATCTTCTAATATCATTCTTCAACTCCAAAATGTTCTTCTAATCTAGATACAGCATCTTCCTTCAACCTGTATGCGGCAAACAATGCGTGTCCGGCGTTAGTCTCTTGGCCTTCGGGAGGGTTGCGAGAGAATTGTTCCCAAGCATCGCCTTCTTTGACCAGTTGTTCAACACATTCCTTGACAATCAACTCGGCGAACTTTTTACGGAAAATAAATTCCCATTCATCTGGGTCAGTTGTTTGCCGACTGGCATACAGACTGGCTTGATCTTCGAGTATTTCAATTTGTTTGGTGTTCATTTTACTTCTCCGTGTAGGGTTTCGTATTCTGCCACTCGTTGACGCATTTCAGCAATGGCTTGTTCTTGGCCAGCAGGATAACCACCGGCTGGCCGATCGCGGTCAAGACCACCGAGCACACTCTTGTCCAAGGCAATTGTTGCGTGGTTGTTGATATTGGGGTCAGTGCCACGACCAATAATTTTCAAATTAGGAAACATCATTCAACTCCAAAATGTTATCGTATCTTTGAGACGCCAGCGGCATCTTCCCATACATCGTGTTGCTTCTTTGACAAAGAGCCATCAGCCAACACTCCACGAACCTTCACATATACACTACCATTCTTTTTAGTGAATACATCTTCAACAATGGCTTCACGATAGATAGCAAACTCTTGGCTCACATCCAGTACATCACCAACAGCAAACTTGTTCATTCTTCAACTCCGAATTTAGAGTTCTCGGGGTCGCAATCAACACCAAAGTGTTCTTGGAATGTGTCCAATATTCCATATACTGCGGCAGTTTCTCCGTAATTGTGTCCGTCCCAATCATCTTGATTATCGGGAATATGATTTAGTCTGGCTTTTACCAGTTTGGAACATTCCCGAACAATCAACTCGGCGAAATCTTCTAGCGTAAATTCATCAACTTCATCCTCTAGTACACCTGAAAATTGAGCAGGTGTTAGATTTATTCCAGCCTTTTTGGCAAGTTCCCAAAT